ACATTGATGATACAGCGTAATCCTTCTGTGCCATTGATGCTAACTTTTCCAATTTAGCTGGATCATTTGAAGCCATAAGTTTTACGACACTGTTGGCAACACGATTTTGGGCAAAGTTTAAAGTTCCCTTTGCTGCCGCCGATGCTATTGCGCCACCAAGAAATCCCGCTGCTAGATTTAAAGATAAGGTTTGAGTTCCAACGCCTTGGGCTAAAGCACCCATTGCACCACCAACTCCCTCCCACATACCTAAACCATTTGCAGTATCTTTTGCTCCAACTTGTCCAACTTTAGCTAAAGTGTTTTCAATTCTAGCATTTCCAACAAGTTTATCAAATCTATCATCGCCCAAGACAGCTCTGGCACGACTAGAAATTGACGGGCTATCAACAAGTTTTAAAAACTTATCTAGACCCTTTTCATTAATAATTTCTTTTATATAACTGGCAGCACCAGTTGCCATTAGCTCTTGCTGCTCTGGGTTTAGCTTTTTTCTTAAATCAAAAAAATCAGATGCCTTAAAAGCACTCATGTTTTTCATTGAATTATAACCAGATTCAATAGCACTTGATGATCCAAATGCTTCTGATGCCGCGTTTCTCGCGTTAGCATATTCAGGGACAATTGAATCAAGTTCGTTAACCAACCGGCCTTTTAAGCCCAACAAACGACGTGCTTCATCTTTAGAGCCACCACGCATGGCAGTTGATATTTGGTCATCTAGATTACGTTTTACTTGATCCCAATACATCAAGTTAGGAGGGGAATTAGTTCCAACCTTAATTCCTAATTCGGGGTCCGATGCAACAGAATCAGCAACTTTCATTGCTTTTTTAAAGTCATCAACTTGCATTAAATCCCTTAATTTAGGAGAAAATACATTTTGAGCATTCATTGATGAGTTAGCTAAATCATAGATTTTTCCAGTTTGAATTTTGTTTTCCGCTTCTATCTTTGACTGCAATGCGGGGGCATCTAATTGCGTACCCATTACTTTATCTTCAAGATATGATGACACATTACCCGCAGCCGCATCTTTACGAGCCATCATTTCTTCATTTAACTTTTTAATAGCCGCTTTTGATTCAGGTGTCTTAAAGCCCATCTTTTCAAGAAGCGCTTCGCCACGGGGGCCAACGACATCCCAAGGAGTTGGCTTATAGCCATTATCAATCATTTTTTGTAGATCATCTGGACTGATCTTTGATTGGCCAGTTGCAAAATCCTCACCCATAGCCTTCACAAGTTTTGCTTGACCCTCAACATCTGGCAAAAGATATCTAACGCCACGCGACATCAAATGACCGCCAGCTAAACCAATCGTGCCGCCCAGAAATCTGGCATATGGATCAACTTGATCAAATCCAGTTTGTTCAGCGGCCTGACCAGCTAATTCAGATGCGGCTCCGCTAACGGCTCCAACAGAACCTTCTTTTACTGCCGTCTTACCCGCAGTACCCAATAACTCTTTCACTGCTGATGGAACGGATGTAGCAGCCTCAATTACCTCAGGAGCCTTGGTTAATGCACCCAATCCACCCGTAAGGGCCATACCGCCGCCAACGCGAGTAGCTGACCCAGCCAGTTTACCAGCAGCAGTTTGTGGCTCATATTCCAAGGACGATGGAGTAATAGCGCGTGTTACCTCTTCCATTCCATAAGGAGTTGGAAATGGAACGCCAAAAATAGAATTAGTAACAGCACCTTGTTCTGGAGCCATTTCCTTTTCAATTGCTTCCGCAGTACCCGGTTTAGCGTAGCCTAAATATTCAGCTGGATATCCAATTACATACTTTGCAGCCTTAGCCTTAGCCACATCCATCAATTCGCCAGCGCCGCCAACAATGGAAGCGATATCACCGGGAATATATTTGGCTTGGCTTGCCATTGATTTTCTAACATCCTCACCGATAGATGAGGGGACATTGTATAGATATTCAGTGCCAACCCCAGCTGATGGAGCGGCTTCTGTCGCAGGGATGTCAGAGGACCAACGACGAGTTGGCTTCACATCTGGTTCTGCCCAATTGTATTCCGTTCCAGAAACATCAGTCATGTGTCACCTATTCAACGTCGGCAAATATTGGATTACCCTTTGCGGAAAACTTAATAAACCTCTTCTTATGAGGTTTAACTGGTTCACCATTTGGACCCTGATCTAGGATATATGTTTTACCCGGAACAAAACTTGCCTTGTTGGTGGGAGCAGCACCATACACAGCTATGTCTTTTAAGGCATCATCAGTATATTTCGTCAGGTTATTCTTTTTATTGAACTCACCTTCAAAGTCTGCCTGATCAAATGCCCCCTTGTTTTTATTACGGAAATCAAGAGCATCATAGAAATGCTTGTCAGCAAAATTCAATGAACCTTGAAGCTGAGACATAATATTTTCAACAGTTCCGGGCTGAAGGGTTGCACTTGGAGCTTGCTTTTCAAGTCCAGCCAATTCAGCAACCTTTACACCACCAGAATATTGCTTAACGTCGCTATAAATTTGACGCAATGTATCTTTCAAGAAAGATTGAAATGCCACTGCATTTACTTTAGCCGAATCTGGAACAGGAATACCAATCGCATCCAACGAAGACTGAATGTTGGCAAACTGTTCTGCAAAAGCATTTGGCTTAAAATTTTCAACAATTTTGGAAATCGAAGCCAATTGCTGCCTAGAATTTTGACGTGAAAGAGCATCGCTGGCTTGTTTGTTAAACCAGTCCGCATTGCTCTTTACGTTTTCCTGCATAGATTTCCATTGATCCCAACCCGGAACCTTAATCAGTTCGCCATTAGGACCAACGCCAACGCCCTTTTCAAGCATAGTGTCTTGAGCCTTAGTTGCTTGCTCACGCAGTTTCTCAGCAGCCCTAGGATCATCTCCAGAAATCAATGCGGCACGATCACGCAAAGTTTTTGGATTATTGTTAGGATCAAGTGAGGTCAAAAAGGATGGGTCATTTATTTTAGGCAGACCATATCTCTCTGGTTCTGCTGGAACAGCTGTCTTTGGCTGTTCCTTAACTTCTGGAGCGACAACAGCTGGAGCCTCCGCTGGCTTTGGTGCGGATACCGCTGGAGCTGGCGTTGCACTAACTGATGGAGCTGGGGCAGTAACTGGAGGCGCTTCCTGAGGCTTGGGTGCGGCAACCGCTGCGCCAGCAACTGCGGCTGGGGCAGCTATAGCGGAAACAGGAGTGCCACCAGCCCCGCTAACGCCGAACGTAGCAAGTGATGAGGCCAGACTATCAATTCCGCTTTGAATATTTTCAGGAACAGGTTGGCCATTCTCAATATAAGATGCTTTTTGCATTCTCAATTGTTGAAGGGCGGTCATGCGATTTGTAATAATCGCATTTTCAACTTCCTTGCCCTTATAGACATTACCCTGCTCTTGAACGCCGATTTCACGACCCCGCAATGCCTGTTCAGCCAAAGCCTTCTGGGTCTCATAATCAATTTGACGTTGTTTGGCATAGGTATTCATGCCAGTAAGGCCGCCCTGACCAATGGCCTGAGTGAGAAATGGCGACGGGCTTGCCATCATGCCAAAGCCAGCAGCCATCATGGCCTGACGAGCATCATCAGATAATGGTTGACCCTTATTAAAGGTGCTTGAAATAAAACCCGGCTGCGTATCTGATCCAAATACACCACCCAGACCCTTAGATATAGATGATCCTAATCCACCCAAGAAACCTTGATCTGCGGAAACGGTTTTTTCTGGATCAGCCGAACTGCCATCAGCATGTGGAATGCGGGGAACAAGACCGCCAGTGGCATACATGGATTGGCCTAAAGTACCACCAATACCGCTATCTCCACTAATATAACTTGGCAAAACTGATGAAGGAGCGGTGGCTAAACTGTATTTTTTGTAAGCCTTACCAAACCCTTCAATACCAGAAGTGTCAAATGTTGGCGCATCATATGGATGAGCTGTCGGGATAGGCATACTTCCGCCCGCTTTAATTTCCTTCATTTGAGGAATATATGATCCAAGCGTAATCTTAGCTAATGCAGCCATTTCTTCAGCTAGTGGATCATCAGCGTATGGTATTTGAGTAAATTGGCTTCCACCCGACGCAAATGGCCGACGTTCCATGCTTTCAGGGACAAGTCCGCCCATTGATGACCCACCAGCTGCAAAGTGGCCACGATCCGCAGCCTTATTGGTAGCATCATTGTAATCGACAACACGCATACCATCATCGCGACGGTAGACAGCATTTGGATTGCGCTTTTCAACTTCTTGAGCACTAAGACCAATTTGCGTACGTGGATCGCCTTTATAGTTGTACTTATAAAGGTTCTGACCATCAAAGGTCTTACCAATAGGCTCCATGTTTTCTTTAAGGCGCTCATCTGATGGCGTCATATAACCCAACAATGACGTGCCAAGGCCAAGTGCAGCATTCATTGGATTTGGAGCCGGAGTAGTGGCCGTGCTCGTACCACCCTGACCAGCGCCAAGGCCGGAAGCCATGTTTGCCAAGCTACCCAATGTCTGGAATGGATATGCCTGTTGCTGAGCGAACTGTTGATATGCAGCTGCGTTCTGAGCTTGCTGAACTGCGTACGGAATAGCTCCAGCCGCGGACAGCTGTTGAGCGCCAGTCATGCCAGCCGTTTGAGCGCCAGCCCCTAACTGTCCATATTGAGCACCAGCGGCCAATGACATTGGAACCGTTTGAAGCGCCGCGTTTTGAGCTGATGTTCCAAGCTGACCGTACTGAGCACCAAGAGCACCCAACTGTTGAGCGCCCTGCATAGCGGCATTTTGAGCGCCGGTGCCAAGTTGACCGTATAGTGATGCTTGCTGCTGAGCCAATGGCATACCCTGAAGTGCCGCGTTTTGAGCCGCAGTACCTAATGCACCATATTGACCAGCCGCACCCATTCCTTGGCCAGCAATGTTTGCAATATTAGCAGCACCCTGTTGCTGAGCTTGACCGGCATTAATAAGAGCCTGTTGAGCCTGTCCACCAAGTTGACCATACTGATTGGCTAGGCCACCAATCTGTCCGTACATAGAACCCTGCTGCCCAGCAATACCCGCTTGAGCGCCAAGGCCAGCCAAATAATTCTGTGCCGCCGATTGATAGCCAGTGTTAGCCATCTGGCCAAGCGTTTGACCCATAGCAAGGTTCTGCTGGCCCATAAGAGCCGCCTGAGCCACCTTGCCACGATCTCCACCGAAAGCACCCTGCTGAATTGCGCTTCCCTGAAGTTGCTGTTGCTGCTGTTGATTTTGATTCTGCATCATTGCAGCCGTTGAACCCATCGCATTCTGCAAATAAGGATTCATGTAACCTTGAACGCCAGCCGCATAATTCGGGGCATTGTAACCCTGAGAAATACCACCCAATCCGCCGATAGTCTGCCCAAGCCCACCAGCCGCGCCCATCGTACCCATCTGAGCAGCCTGATAACTTGGCTGAGCCGCATACGTTGATTGCATCAGCGGCCTCATGCCAGCCTGAGCAGCGCCCGCAGCTTCTTGATATTGAGGCATAGTTCCAGCCGCAAAAGTTTGAGCACCCTGAAAATAAGGTTGCGCCACTCCCAAACCTTGGTTCAAAATATCTTGAGCTTGCCCAGCCGCTCCATACCCCGCCTGATAAGCTGGCTGAGCCGCATTCATGTTCATTCCAGCTTGCTGTGCAGCGGCACCCGTCAGATCAGTAGCCGCGCCATAATAAGGCTGGGCAACATTTTGGCCTTGAGCAATTTGGTTCATGGCAGTATTCGTCGCGCCATAACCAGCCTGATATCCGGGCTGTGCGGCCTGAGAATATTGCTGAGCTTGATTGATGCCAGCTTGCTGAGTAGCATTGATATCAGGAACTAGCTGCCCCTGATACTGCTGGTAAGGTTGCTGCTGAAGGGCTTTACCCTGCTCAGTTATGTACTTGTACATATCCTGAACAGCCTGTGGAGGCGCACTCGTGGACGTAGTGGTGGCTGAACCCTTGGAACCCATCGTATAACCCTCAATCTACTTCTTCGTCAGTAGAACCTGTTTTCGCGCCCCATAGGAAAAACGCCCCAGCGGGTTCACCAAAGTTACGCTCGTATAAAGCTATCTTAGCACTTGTTCTAGTATTTGACAAAACCCCAATCATCAAAGGAAGTTCAAGGTCTGTCGCAACTTTCTTAGCAAATTCAATCAGTTTCTGGACCCGTGATTCTTTGGCATTACGATAATCTGGATGCACAAAGACACACATTTCTTCCAAGAACTGTTTCTCCGAATACCAATAGTTGGCCACTCGCAAAACAACCAATCCTTCAAGTTTATCTTTCGGTCCAATGACGCCGATAATACCGTTGCTTTGTGTCAGTTGTGGCCACAGTGCTTCGGCAACCTTAACGTCATTAAAGTCAAACAAACCATTCTCTTTATGGACAATACGCGCCAAGTCCATAATGCCGAATAGGTCGTCTCTGGTGGCAACCCTGACGCGGGCTGGGGTAGTGATTAGCTCAATTTTGCGGTTCTTCCGTGCACTCTTTGACAGACGAACACGTTTTTTAGTCTCTACAATTTGCATTTATTAGTCCTTCTTTGGGCCGGGTAGTTTACTCAGTGTCCTTATTAAGTCCTTGCGAGCCAAAACGACAAAATCGTCCAACAAATTATGGCCATGATCGATATCGCCATCACCAATTGAAGTGACAACACTAGGAGGAATAACATATTCCCCTCCAGCAGCGACAATAGGCGCGAGAGACCTGTCATTACTATTTTTATCACTTTTAGACCGCATATTTCCGCTATTTGAATTATGATCGTGACAAAGACTATCCAGAACATCAAGCCCTGCATCGGTATTTCCCTCACCTAATGCCGACACGATGTCAGCCGGAATGACATATGATCCAGCCGGAACATGCATATTAAGGTGATCGGTTCGCCCAGCCACTGCGGCATGAATTGGTCCAACATGAGCACGCGAATCATGCGCCGCACGATCTGAGACATCTGCATTGGTTAACGGGTCGGGAATGTCACCGCCAGATGCCTTCTTAGAACGAGCAACATTCAATGCCGCCGCTATGGCTTGATCTTGAGGATGACCTGAATGGATCATTTCCCTTATATTGGAACTGATCGTTTTCTGTGACTTACCGTGTGCTAGTGGCATGACCTATACCTTAATTTGATGCGCCAGATATCTTAAACGTAAGGTTTGTAGTGCCAGCGTAAGCCTGTATTGTATAATTTGAATCTAAAGCAGTACCGCCCCGCCACGAAATTGTCGTGTGAGCGGCGATGGCTGCGGAATAATAAAGAGCATTTGTAGCATTTGCAGTGCCGCCAGACGGAACAAAACAAATAGTAAATGTGTCGGCTGACCCCGACGTATTACAAATGTCTATTCCAGTGAGTGTATACTGGAGCGTATTTGGCACCGTGTACAAGATATTAGCTGATGTTGTTGACTGAACCGTTGGAGATGGATCGGCGATGTAGACATAAGACATATAGGAAAGGATTTGCGCTAAATTGTTAATAGCGACAACACCGTTTTTCTGTGTAGTGAGAATATCGTCTAAAGATGCGATGGTAGCCTCCTATTAAAATTTGCCGTCAATTTGGTAACGATAACGAATCGCACCAAGACGCCAGAATGTGCCAACGTCATTTGACGATATAGCAATTGACATGAGACGCGCACGGATGCGAACGGAGATATATTCTGTCGCTTGCGTCATATTATACGGGCCATAAGTAGTAACTGCATCGCCGGGGTAATTCGTCACGTAGAATGTGATCTGAACTGTAGCATTCTGCGTACCGCTGTAAGTTCCCCACTTCATGTCTGGCCAAATTTGATCGATAAAGATCAAGTTATCAGCCTCGTTAAGTTGGAAAAAGCCTGTCTGGAACGATGACAGCATTGCTGTCGTGGCTGTTCCGCTTGCAGCATTATTTCCTACTTCATGCTGATATAAGTAATTATCAGACCCAGCACCAATGGGAGACCCAAGAACAGATTGGTCAATCCAAGCAGTACGACCAAGAGAACCATAGTCCCACTGTTGGAGGACTGTATTGTATTTGACATAAGAGTCATTCTCCGTCGAACTTGCCGATGGATAATACCAAGTTACTTCATTAAACTGAGAATTAACCCCACAGCATACCTTGCTAAGATATGAAGTGTTAATATTTTGGAAGATAACATCCCAAATTGGGCATGGGATGCTTTGCGGTCCTGACCCCATAGACATGAAGAACTGCTTTTGGCTCATCCAAAAGATAGCACCGTTAAGTTGACCAGTGCAGTGACGGGAGATAGCGCCACAATTTGAACCGATTTTATTGAAACCATAGACAAATGGCGTACCGACATACTGCATCGCCCAAAGGTCTAGGTCGGTCCAAATTAATCCCTGCTGTGGTCCCTGAATAGCAGTGACGATCTTAGACCCCGTTGGGATGCGATATGATCCAGCTTGATTGGTTGGCGCTGCTGTCCAAGATGAGAAGTTTTCAAGGTCAGACCACCTAATTAACATTGGGTCTGGAAACAGCGTAAACGACGACCCATAGGCAACAACTTGGCGCTGCGGCATGGCAACAAAAATACCGCTGTTTACCAGTGGACCATCTCCACCGACAATTTGAGCATTTTGTAATTGGCTGTTTGGTTGCCAGTAATAAATTGCGCCACCCGCTGGGCAAGCAATCAAATCTTGGCCAAAGTTATCCAGCGTCCAATCAGTTGCCGTTATTGGCGTACCCGGAACAGAGGGCTGCGTCGTTCCGACACCAAAACCACCCGTACCAAAGCCGCCAACGCCGAACCCGCTCCCCGTAGGCTGCGGACCTAAAGCAACATAAAAAGTTGCACTAATATTTCCAGAATCAATTGAAACTGGCCCAGCGGTAGAAGTGGCGGTATTGGACGCCGAAAAAGTAAACGTATTTGATGTTGGAACAGTGAGGACTGTGTAAAGTCCAGAAAGGGTCACGCCGCCAACGGTCGTTGAAACGCCAACATAAAAACTATCACCGACATTATATCCATGATTATTCAATGTGGCTGATACGATAGAGGAACCGTTAACTGTCGAAAATGCATATGATGCCCCGCCGCTTGTGACGGAAGATGTGGCATAATCCAATGCATTGATTGTGTAAGTTGTTCCTGCCGCTACAGAAAGCTGATATGGGCCAGTTAAAATTATACCGCCAACCGAAACTGGCGTAACATAATTAACATAATCTAAAACAGACGCTGTAATCCCTGCATCCGTTACATTGACAGCGTTCGATCCAGCAATTGTCGTAAAATTGGGGGCTGAATTTGTAACTGTAATTTGAGGCGTTATATCAACTAGATTATTAGATGTTAAAACATCAAGTTGCGTTTCCGCTCCAATGGCAAGATGGTTTATTGTATTAAAATCAGCCCACCCCTTCAAAGCGCGAACTTTAGAAGATAGAATTGAATTGTAGTACGCAACCCAACCACCAAGTTTTTGAGCCAATCCAAGACCGTTTCGTTCCGGTAAAAACCGAATCAATGCAGATGACGAGTAAGCAGCCTCATTCAACGCCAACGTGGTGTTGGTTTCTACGCCGGGCCGTAACTTGATTGTGTTATGGGGCATAGTTTACATTCTCGACGGCGTTGCAGCGGGAGCAGTCGAGTAAGACGACCAAGCCGCAGCCTCGTACTTCTTACGATTTTCTTCAGATAGGGCAGACCTGAGAAGAACTTGATACTGGCTTTCATAGCTTTGAGCCATCTGAGGGTCATCAGATTGACGGCCAAAATTACGCTGATATGCAGAAATGTAGATCATAGAAGCCATAATCATCATATCTGGCAAATTCGTTGAAATGTAGGTCTGTGTATTCGTTGCCGACAACGGGGCAGAACGAACTGTGCCAGTCAATCGAACTTGATAAGCCAAATCTGGGATAGGGCCAATCGTCATGATCTGAGATGTAAAACCAGTCGTAGCCGCATCGCCGCCGTATTCAGCGTAAAACTGTGGTAATCCAGCAGTTGAGCCGCCACCATAGACATTTTGAATGTATTCTTTTGTCACAGGCAGCAACGGGGAAGATACACCCGATCCAGTGATAACTTCCATCGTCTCAGTCGTTACAAACTGTGTCTGTGGAATTGTAAACGTACCGCTATTAGCCGTCAGCGAGTAAGCCGTCGTGCTAATCTGGGTGGAAAGAAAATCAAGGTCACGCTGCATACGCAATTCAGCATATGAAATCATTTGAGGCAGAATGATCTGATAATTTGGATCAGTGGTGGGAACCACAGCCATCGTAGCAATCTGCTGGACGTATGTATTGTAATCCATGACTATCCAACCATGTTAAATGCCGCTGTTTCAACTTCAGAAACGCGACGCGACCAACCTTTTCCAAAGTTAGCATAGTTTGATAGAGATTGTAAGAAGGCTAAACGGGCTTCGCAAACTCTCGTTGCAACATCGCGAGGGTTTGACGTTTCAAGAGCACTAAGTGTGGCTGGCCCGATTTGTCCGTCCGCATTAACATTGAGAACCGTTTGAAGGGCTTTCGCTGCGCGGGACGGCCCCGAATTAATGGAAAAATCAAATACGGCATAATCCACACCCATAGGCAGATCGTCACCTTTTACCGTATCCCAATATTTGGTTTTGTATAGCGGCATGACATCATTTGGCGTCAAAGCCATAATGTTGCTCTTTGTTACCGGATGACCAACATATTGCTCCCAAGTTGCTTTAGTGCAGCCTAAATTGGTCGCGCCGCCGGGGTCTTTGGGGTTATCAATGTATCCACCTTCGTTTTTAAGAACGAGGGTAAAACACTGGTCAAAGTTATTTTTCACGTTTTATACCTTTGGGGCCGGTGTATGCTGATGTGATGAACCAAAATAATACGACAATACAAGTGTCAATGAGGCATCTAACGTTCCCAATACACGGGCAATAAGCTCACGCATGGTATCGGGAATGACACTATTAAATAGATGCCACTGGATAAAAACCCAAGCTAAAATGACCACAATAGCGATGACACGGGGCGTCCAATCATGCGTTTGAATCTGCATGTTACGGGCGCTATCACGGTCACTAGCCGCAATCTTTTCAAGGTCGATATCAAGTGACTTCATTTGAACTTTGAAGTCAGCGTCGATCTTCTTCAGTGCTGTTAGCTGATCTGGAGTGGCTGTACCCATTGCAGCCATAATTTCATCTTCAGATGCATCTTGATGACCAAACAAGGCACTAGATACAGCCTTAACAGCCATTCCAGCCAGTGGTCCGCCTAGAGCACTGGCTATAGTTGGAGCTACCTGCCCAATCAGTGGGCCAAAGGTTTTGAGGAAATCCATGTTATTTCACCGTAATCATGAGGAAAATACCAATAACTGCTATTCCAAGCAATAAAGCGCCAACAATGCTACCGACCACAATTAGGTCTTGCCTGTTTTCTTCCTGCTGCTTCATCGCCGCCGCCGCTTCTCTTGCTGCTTCTTTTCTCATCTCAATGACCTGACGTTGGATGCTTTCCCATGCAGCCCTACCATACTGGCCAACAAACATATTCTTAACATCAAGCGCCATCTGTTGAGCTTTGGCTTTTACCGCGTACATCTTTACGGCTTCAGCTTCAAAGTCAGCTTGAGATTGAAACATCTTCTTTTTTCTAGGAGAAGACGCAATTTGAACAACTTGTGCAACACGGCCAAAAAGGGTTCCCACCTTCTCAGCCGTGTCCATGACATCATTACCCGCATCAACCGCAGACTTAATGCTATTATAAATAGCAGTAGCCCCAGCTATGAGGGTAAACGGGTCCATATTATTCCGTAGGAGCGTCAGTTAGAGTTTCAACCGGAGCTTTGGCTGCGGCAGTGGACGCTGCTAATTCTACTTGTGGCTTAGCTTGCCCATGAAGTGCTGCAATAACATCCGCAACTTCAGCGTAAACGCCGTTAGCCAGATGCTTTAAAATTGCATTAACATGAGCGACAGTTAATTTAAGATCAAGTTCAAGGTTTTCCATTTTATCCTCTTAGAAAGGTGGCAATTGCGGTTGTGATACAGGCTGAGATAACTGTGTTATTTGTGCAGCAATCCCAGTTTCTACGGCTGGCATACTAATGCAATCCGATACCCATGCATAAGCCATTTCTTGCGTAATGTCAGCATATGGAATGAATTTGGCTGGGCTAGGTGTACCAAGTTTTGCCGTACCAGATGCAGATGACGATATTGTGCCATCCGTGCCAGTGCATACCCAGTTTATGGCCGTGACTACATTGGTCAGGTCATCGTATGTTGGGGATACGATAAATTGAGGAAACGTCCATGTGAACTGCATTACACACTCATAAAATTGATTAAGGCGTTGGTGGATTAGGATCAGTAAATTGCCCCGTTGCTGGATCATATATCCAGCCAAATGTGACAGAAGAGTTGTCGGGTAATGCAACTAATGTGCAACCTTCTGGAGCTGGATCAATAGAGGGATCAGCAACAATAATATTGATAACAGTTTCATCACTGTTTTGAACAACTGCACAATTTTGTGGATTACCATTAGGCTCAACCATTTGCATCGGTCCTCCAAACATTACGTGTACTCCCAAATACGGATGACGCCTTGCTTTCCAACTCCAGAAGTACCACCGCAATTTCCGCCGCCACCGCCACCATAGCCCGTTCCGGGATTACCAGTCGCGCCAAATCCACCCAATCCACCACCGCCAAAATAACTTCCTCCACCGGTTCCACAAACACCGGTAGCGGCAACGCTAGGAACACTATTACTGCCCGCTGAACCACCACCATTTAGGTCGCCAGAAGAACCGGACCCTCCAGCTCCACCTTGTTTAGGTTCGGTTCCGCTACTTCCACCAATTCCTCCAGACCCACCAGAAGCTGTTATAGTTGTGGCAGAAACAGTAAAGGTGGTACTTCCGCCTGAGTTACCATTCGATGCGTTAACACAACTACCTGCCCCACCTATCGCATACGAATAAGCTGTGCTTGGTGAAACAGTGAAATATTTGGCAGCATACCCACCACCGCCACCGCCACCGCCACCGCTGAGTACGTTATTGTTTCCGCCACCGCCGCCGCCTCCACCAACAACCTCAACATAGATTGAGTTACAACCAGCGGGTGTCGTGTAGGACGTGCCTGATGTTAATACCTGTGGAGCACGGATCAGCGTGCCTGTAGCAGCTGTGGCAGTCGCTGCAATCGTAATAGAACCCGTGCCATTAGTTACAGTAATACCTGAGCCAGCAGTAATAGTTGAACGGGTAAAGTTTGTTCCGTTTCCAATATCAATCGCACCGTTAGCTGGCGTTGATGATAAACCAGTACCACCGTTAGCAACTGCTACGATACCGTTTACGTTTCCTGCTGTTAACGATGAAGCCGTTCCTGTAAGACCCGTACCCGCACCAGTAAAAGATGTAGCAGTTACAGTTCCGTTAACAGTTAAAATTGTAGATGCTGTCGTCGTCCCCACCAGCAGATTGCCGGAGGAGTCGATACGCATACGTTCATCAGATGTCGTAAAATCACCAGCCGACGTTGTTCCATTGTTATAAAATACTAATGACCCAACGCCGTAAGAAGTTTGACGCACAAGACCAATACCGGCTTTAGTGGATGTGGTTTCAGACGCTGCGCTTGAAGATACGTTGAAACCAATAGAAGCAACACCAGAACCAGCCTGATCGTTGCGAACGATTGATTCAATTTGAAGACTGTTAGCAGTAGCAAAAACTTCAAGTTTCTTACTTGGCGAAGTTGTCCCAATACCTACGTTGCCGCCGTTAGCATTGATATAAATATCAGTATTTGTACCAGTTGGCGTGGTTTGGCCTTGAATACCGCCAATGGTCCCATTGTTCACCATAGCAATGCCGGAATTTGAAGAGCTAATGCTGAAGAAAGCAGAAGTCCCGTTAGTTCCGTTATTGCCAAGAACATGCAATTTAGCGGTTGGCGAACTCGTTCCAATACCTACGTTGCCAGAAGTATCTAAAACCATTTGTGGTGTTGTTGATCCAGCCGCAAAAGCTAATTTTTGTGTTGCGTCAGTAAAAATTGTAACTGGGTTTTGGTGTTTGACATACAAACTGCCATTCGTACCCGCAGTTGCATCAGTAAGTGCAAGCGATATACCACCAGTATCGGCAACAGCCATGATTTTACCAACACTAGGCGTGTTTCCATTAACTGCCAATAACCCACCGGATGTTACTGTAGTCGTCCCAATACCAACCGCACCAGCAGATGTAATACGCATACGTTCTGTGTTAGCCGTTGCAAACGTCATTGGCAGAGACGCAGCCATGCGTATTCCGGCTTGAGTGCCATCGTGATAAAAATTAAAGTCACCGGATAAAAATGTAGAACCATTTCCAAGCAAGCTAAACCATGCGGTATTACTAGTCGTGGCTTGAACCAACGAAACAGCAGCACCAGAAGCCGCATTAACAACTAGCTTTTGGCTTGGCGAACTCGTCCCAATACCTACGTTGCCAGACGTAGTTGCAAGATAAGTGTTACCCAGTACGGTCAATGTACCAAAGTTGTTGGTCAACCCATCGTCGGTATAACAGATGTTGGTGCCATCAGAGTAAATAGAGACATTATAGCCCTGTGGAGCTGAAACGGAAGTGCCGCCACCAGCCGATGATACGGTAATCGAAAACGAACCAGATGTAGTGTTGTAAATAATCCATTTTCCAGAAATACCGGAAGGAAATTGCAATATTTGGTTGGCCGACAATGCGCCAGTCAACGTAATACGCATGGCTTGAGTTTGACCAAGTGAACCAGAGGATGTTGGCCCAGTAAGCGTAGTTGTAGCTGATGCGCCAGTTGGCATCGCGATGGAAGTGGTGTTACCAAAAACGGCATCTAGAATCGTTTCGTTAAAATTTAACGGCTGATCCCACGTTGGCGACGTGCTATTATATACAGGTTGATTTAACCCAGTATTAGTCGTCGTTGCCATTGGTAATATCCTTCTTACGGCCTAGAATCTGCTGAAAAGTTTCAGTTTCGTATATCCGAATGCTATACCATATAATAGGCAACAATGCACCAAGAGGTGTTAGCCAGCCCAATAGCGTCGTAATCGTTGCTGAGATCGATATCCAATCCATCAGGTGTTTCATTCCGCTGTCGATGTTGTCAGTTACAGACATGATCAACCCCAAGGAATTGGATTGCTAACAGGACGATTTGCCATATACCGCAATTGAGAATCAATGTCTGCTTGAGCTTGCGATATGCCATCTTCTCCAAGAGAGTCATTAACCCACGAAAGAACCTGATTTTTAGTAAGATTCTCATAGGCAGTGAACGTGCCATTTGGATTAAATGAAATTCCTTGAATACCTCTGAATGAGGCTGTATTAACGTCATCTGTACCAGTTAAAACCCAATGAACAGCCACAACAACATTTGTTTGCCCTTCATGTGATGGGTAGGCTTGCAACTCTACAATATCCCAAGTGTATGT